CGCGGTGGAAGCGCGACGGATTTGCACTACCTTGAGGAGGTGCATCGCTGTTGCAATCAACTCAAAAGCGACAAGAGCCTTGCATGGGCAAGATAAAAGGCCAAAGGCGCTACGGCCCTCAAGCCCACCGCCATGCTGTTCAGCACTTCGGACTGGTGACAAGCATGGGGACGGTATCCTCCCAGCTCGCCGTTCGGCTACCCCAGAGTATTGGCCAAATCCCTCCCCGCGATTTTTCCAGACTCAGCTATTTGCCAGAATCGGAAAGATGCGTCTCAGCCGCGTCGTCCACCTTCGCATTATCCGTGTTCTCCGTGGAGTAATCCTCGGTGTTCATAGACGTTCTGGCTTTTTCATTTTTCACCGCCAATAAAACGAATAAAAGAAGACAGCAAAAAGTAAAAATAAAGCAAGTTCGTAAATTGATTGAATTGCCTTCTGGATAATCCCATCCCATATTACTTGCAATACCAAAAACTGCCGCCGATAGGCATAGAGTAAAAATAATGCCTATGCATATAGGTATACGATTGTGTTTTTTAGTATTCTCATCAATTGTCCATCTTGTAAAAAACCCTTTGATGCCCGCATGGAAATATCTAAAAATATCAATTATCTTGCTATAAATATCCTTCCCGACCTTTTTGCCTTTCCCATTGGCCTCTTCTGCGATTCCCTCACTAATTCCAGAAAAAAAGGGAGATATAAGTCCCGTCGATATCGCAGCGAAAATGATTGCCCCAAGATCATGCAGCATCGTTCCTCCTCACACTGTCTAGACAAGGCGAAGGGTAGCAGAAAGATATGTCTGATTCGAGTCATCAGCTCACTCTACTGAAAAAGATCTCACAGCGACTTGAGGTTGCGGTGTTTGACGAGGGTACGCCGCCGCGTGATTTGGCATCGTTGACTCGGCAGCTGCTTGCGGTGAGTCGGGAGATTGAGCGTCTTGAATCCGAGAACGGCGGGGTCAACGCGTTGGCCGCGACAGAAGTAGAGGATGAACCGTTCGTTCTGAGCGAAGTTTAGCGCCGGAACCGACCGGCGCAGGCTGTCGGATGTGGCGAGGCATGTGGTGCTACCCAAGGACATTGCTACGACCGGTTGGCCGAAGATGGAAGTCCAAGCGAGGTTGTGCGGCATAGAATACGACGGCTGGCAGCGTCAATTGGTCCGTTGCATCCTTGGCAAGACCTCCGGCGGCGTGGTCGTCAGCATTTGCCGGCAGGTCGGCAAGACGCTCCTGATCGGCACGATGATCGTGATGCTGTGCATCCTGAATGATTACCCGCTGAAGGTGCTGTGGACCGCGCATAGGACGCGCACGAGCGACGAGACCTTCAAGTTCATGTGCGCTCTGGTACGACGCAAGGCGATAAGCCGGTTTGCGGACGGTGAGACGAGAAGGGCGAACGGACAACAGGAAATCGTGTTCATCAACGGATCCCGCATCATGTTCGGCGCACGCGAGAACGGCTTCGGTCGTGGTTTCGACCGCGTGGACATCGAGGTGTTC